GAAGCAGCACAAACAACATGACAGTAATCTCCTTTCGGTCAATTTTTATGGTTCCAGGTGTTAGTGAGCCAGTTTTTAAAGGCTTTTTCGTCCATGTTTGCGACTTTGTTCCGGAACTCTGTGGCGTCTCGGAGGTTGTCGAAGGCAGAGAGTGTGCAGCCCATCCCGTCACCTACATAGTCCACGAAGAAAACGGGGGCGTTTGTGGCTTTCCACAGCCAAATTGTGGGGGTAATTGTTACGCTACTGTCGCCCTGAATCGAATAGATTTCTTCGAGGGTCTTTTCATAAACTGCGCGCCCGTCGCTGTACTGTGCTTTGTAAAGCTTATACATTTGATTGCTTTTATTTTCATGTGTCATTTTATTATCCCCCTTGCTTTTTCTTTCCTGCTCTGTTATAATGGGGGCGAGATGTGGCAGGCCATCAAGCCCCCGTTTTACTGTTTGACCGTTAAGCGTTGCAGCGCTGGCGGTCTTTTTTTATTTGGTCTGCTGGGTATCTGGGTTGTTGTTTGCTATGTACTTGATACACTCGGTTACTTCTTCCGCTGTGTGGCCGTGTGCTTTGAGCCAATCAGCCATGCGGTCGATTTCTTTTACTGACATGTCGTTTCGCTCCATTACTTTACCTCCTGCCCGGTGTATTCAGCTTGGTTTCCCTTGCTGTGATTATAATATAGCATAATTGATTTAGAGTTGTCAACACTTGTTTTAAAATATTTTTATTTATTTTTTGAAAATCTGAATTTGTGCCAAATTATAATAGGGTGGCTCGCGCGGTTTGATATGGGTATACCTTATATAAATTAGTCGTGCTGCGGGTTTGTGCAGGCTGACACCTCTGGGGGATATAGGGCGGCGCAGGCGGGCGGGGTTAGTGTTTTCTGGTGACGAAAAAATAAAAAGGTTGAAAAATTCCGAAAATACAAAAAAGAGTATTGACAAAAACAAATATATTTGCTAAACTGAATATGCAAACATAAAAAGGGGGGTGAGCCGAGTGGCAGAAAGTATTGTTGTCGGATACGCGCGAGTGTCCTCAAAAGACCAGAACGAGGCTCGTCAGGTAAAGGCTCTAATGGAGGCCGGTGTACCGGAGCGATATATCTTCATTGACAAGGAAAGCGGCAAGGATTATAGCCGCGAGAAGTACAACGCTATGCTGAATGTTATCCGCAAGGGCGATACGGTGTTTGTGTGCAGCCTTGACCGTCTTGGCAGGAATTACACGGAAACTGGCAAGGAATGGGAGCGCATTACAAAAGAGGTCGGTGCCGACATTTGCATTTTGGATATGCCGATTCTGGACACACGAAACAACAATGATCTGACCGGCACTTTTATTTCTGATTTGGTTCTGAAAATCCTGTCTTATGTGGCGGAGAAGGAACGGGAAAACATTAAGTCCAGACAGGCAGACGGCATAGCAATCGCAAAGGCCGAGGGGAGATATAAGGGGCGCAAGCCGATTGCAGTTGACGAAGCTGCATTTGCCGAGGTCTATAAGGAAGTCATGGAGGGCGGGCGCACGAACAAGTACGCTATGGACAAACTGGGGTTGAAGCCGAACACATACTATAAGGCTGTGGCTAAATATCGAAAAGATCGCGGATTGCCTGAATTGGAGAGCAGGAACAGGAAAGCAAAGGGGGATGAATGACGGCGGACAATACGTGGTGTGTTTACAAGCATACATTCCCCAACGGCAAGGAAATGAATTGGGTAAAAGGTGTACATGAACCGATTTTCGGGGAGGACTAAATGAAAAACTTTATAGCTCCTGTTTTATAAAAATCCCGCGAAAAACAAAAAGGCTCTTCTGAGTCGAACACAAAACAATACCGTGCCAAGTGCCACTCTGCGGAGCTAACAGTGCCAAGTGCCTTTTATCTTGAAAGGGATAGGAGGCACTGTTTTTATGGATTTATTGGCTTTAATGGATATGGCACGGAAGCGGGACCTGTCTGACGCTTCGGCGTTGTCGGATTATTTTGAAATTTTGCGGCTTTTGGAAAAGGAACCTGAACATTTTGTGCTGGCACACGAGCGAAACAAAGAAGTTCGCAAACTGGCGGGGAAATATGCAAGGGAACAGGGAAACCCGAAAATGCTTGAATTGTATCGCAAGGGGTTGCTGTTTGACGCGCCGGATGATTTTGATGCTGCGTTTATGTACGCAGAGTGGAATCGGGAGCCGCAAAAACGGTTTTATATGCCACGGAGGAAACAGCTGCTTCCGGTTGTGCAGGCGATCGAACGGCTTGCAAAACGAAAAACACGAATTTTGGGAATCATGGCACCTCCTGGTGTCGGAAAAACGACGGTTGCACTTGGGGCTTTAACTTGGATTGGATTGAAAAACCCGGAACTCAGCATTTTAGGAGCTTCGCACAGCAATTCTTTTCTGCGAGGCGTATACGACGAAATAGGACGCATGTTGGACCCTGCAGGAGAATATCTGTGGCATGAGATTTTTCCGGAAGTAAAAGTTGTAAACACAAACGCCAAAGACATGCGTATAGATCTTGGAAAACGGAAAAGATTTGAGACCTTCGAGTTCAGTTCCGTCGGATCCGGAAATGCGGGTAAGGTCAGAGCATCAAATTTGCTTTATGCTGATGACCTTGTTGATGGAATAGAATCTGCAATGTCCAAAGAACGAATGGACAAACTTTGGCAGCAATATCATACTGACCTACGGCAAAGAATGATCGGAGATTGTGTTGAGCTGCTTATTCAGACGCCCTGGAGCCTGCATGATCCTATAGACCGTTTGGAATCCATGCACTTCGATGATCCAATGGCAGAGTTCATCCACTTGCCAGCCTTGGACGAAAACGATGAAAGCAATTTTGACTATCCGCACGGGTTAGGGTTTACGACCGCATTTTATCATCAGCAGCGGGAAATTATGGACGACGCAAGTTGGCGGGCGCTTTACATGACACAGCCCATTGAACGAGAAGGGCAGCTTTACAATGAGGATGAATTGCGGCGGTACTTTGAATTGCCGGATCGTGAGCCGGATGCCGTCATTGCGATATGCGACACGAAGGATAAGGGAACAGACTATGCATTTATGCCGGTGGTTTTTCAATACGGTCAGGACTATTACGTTGAGTTCATGCTTTGCGACAACGCAAAGCCGGAAAGTGTGGAAGCACGTTTGATCACTGAGTTGGTACGATGGAAAGTCCATATGTGCCGGTTTGAAAGCAATTCTGCAGGAGGTAAAGTCGCGGAAAAGGTCCAAAACGGGGTGAAAGAGCGCGGAGGCCGTACAAAAATTACAACAAAGTATACGACGTCAAACAAAGAAACAAAAATTATTGTTAATTCTCCGTGGGTAAAAGAGCACTGTTTGTTTAAAGACAATTCTGTGATTCGGACAGATAAAGAATACCGCAGGGCTTTAAACTTCTTGTGCAGCTACACAATGGCAGGAAAAAACCGGAACGATGACGTTCCTGACGGAATGGCAATGCTGTCAGAGTTTGCACAATCTTTGGTTTCGAACACTGTAACTGTATTTCGGAGGCCGTTTTAACTGAAACGATTGAAGAGCCGGGAATTCCTCGGCTTTTCTTGCTTTTTAGAGAATACAGGAGTATAATGAAAAAAAGAATAGGATTTTTGAGGAGGAATTATAATGGGTGTTATTTCCATTCTGTTGTTTTTGGCGTCCATTGTGTTGTTTATCTTGTTTATCGTTTTTCTCTGTACGCGCGTAAAAGCTCTATGGGTAGGATTATCTTCTTTGTTTTGCTTCATTTTTGGATTTCTGTTGTTAGTTGTAAGTTTTTCTGCATCCTCCGGAAATGAATCGAGTGGAGCAAGTTCTTTGAGTTCGGAAACGTCTCAGGTTCAAAGTGAAGATGTTGGAAATGAAGAATCTTTGGTTTCAAAAGAAGATATCTTGACACAAAAAACAGATACATCCTACAAGGATTTACTTAGAAACCCGGACGATCATGTAGGAGAGTATGTGATTGTTACTGTTCAGATTAGTCAGGTATTAGAAGCGGGTTTGTTTGACGATGAAACTTTTTATTTTGGGCATACAGACAACGCAGACACGGGATTCTTCTTTGATGACGAGTATTCTTTTGTGGACTCAAGAATTGATGACGATACAAAGTTGCTTGAGGGAGATGTTTTGAAGATCTATGGTAAGTTTACCGGACTTGAAACGTTCAGCCGAGCTCTTACCACTGCAGAGGACGAGCTTCCTTGTGTTGAGATGTTATATGTAGAAATTCTGGACAACGACGAAGAAATATTTGCATCTTCTTCGTTTGACGAAACGGAAGTTTTGTCTCAACTTAATGTCACGGAATACAAGTATAGCGATTCTTTTTGGAATTACTTTTTCCTCGTGGTTGAAAACAATTCTGAGTTTAACCTTGATCTGTCGGCAAGTGTAAAGTTTTATGATGAATCCGGAAATTTAACAGGAGCAAATGATTCCAGTCAAGAAGCGTTTGAATCGGGAACAAAAACGATTCTTTGTTTTATGCCGGATGATTCGTTTGACAGTTTTGAATATGAATTATCTGTTTCTGAAGAAACGACGTTTAATTGCGTAGTATCCGATCTTTCTTTTGAAACAACGACAGCAACCGAAAAGGAAATTTTGTCTGTTACAAATAACGGAGAAAAAGCAGCAGAGTTTGTAGAAGCATATGCGTTGTTCTTTATGGGTGAAGAAGTTGTTGGATTTACAAGCGATTACTTCGTTGACGATGATTCTGAATTGAAACCCGGAGAAACAATCACGCGGGAAATGGATTGCTATCAACCATACGATTCGGTGCAGTTCTATTTTACAGGAAGAAGATAAAATAAATCGTTCTGTCCCTCCACCAAAAAGTGGAGGGATTTTTGCTTTTTGCTATTGACTTGCTATAATTATTGTAGTATTATTGTAGTTGAAAGGAGGTGAACGTGTGAACGACAAGGCGTTAAACATCAAAATGCCGTCTGAACTGTATGACCGTCTGAAAGAAGAAGCTAAAAAGAAAAATATATCGTTGGCTGCTTTGGTTAGGTTAATCTGTTCAGAATATTTTGAAAAATGAAAAGGGCTTCGGCGCTCCCTGACAAAGAACTACCGAAACCCGATACACCAACCCCGAAAGGCTGATAAATATATTCTATCAGACCTCCGGGAGAAAATCAACAGGAGGTTTTATGAAAGAATTAGTTAAGGTTTCTTACAACAACGATAGACCTGTTGTTTCTGCGAGAGAACTGCACGGATTTTTAGAAGTCAAGACAGCGTACAAAGATTGGTTTCCACGCATGTGTGAATACGGATTTACAGAGGGAGTAGACTTTTGCTCATTTTTGAGCGAAAGTACAGGAGGGCGTCCAGCGCAAGATGCCGGTCTTACAATTGACACGGCAAAAGAAATCTGTATGCTGCAACGAAACGAAAAGGGAAAAATTGCTCGGCAGTATTTTATACAGCTTGAAAAGGAATGGAACAGCCCGGAAAAGGTGATGGCGCGGGCGCTTCGGATCGCGGACAACCGTATCAAGCAGTTAGAATCCAAAATGGAGGCATTGAAACCAATGGAGCGATATGTCGAAGAGATTCTGTCCAGTAAGGGCACGCTCACCACGACGCAGATTGCGGCGGATTACAACATCAGCGCGAGGCGGCTGAACCGGATTTTATGCGAAGAACGGATTCAGCGGAAAGTAAATAACCAATGGATATTATATCACCAGCACATGGGCAAGGGATACACCGAGTCCGAGACGATTCAGATCACCCGCTCTGACGGAAGACCGGACACGGTGATGCACACCCGATGGACGCAGACGGGCAGGCTTGCTATTCATGAAGTTCTTAAAAAGCGCGGAATAAGTGCGGTCATGGTCAGAAAGGAGGCTTCGGCGGTATGATGACGGTTAGAGAATTTGCTTTAGGAGCAATCAACCCGGAAGAAATGTCTGTTTTGGTTGGCGGAGAATCATACGATCTTGTCAGCGAGGACAGCGGAAAAATTAACAGCCGTTTATTGGACATGCTGGGTGATTACATCATTGAGGACTACAAGGCAAACGAACCGGATCGCTATTCGGTTTGGGTTTTAATGAAGCCGGTAAAAAAGGGAGAAGTTTAAAATTACCAACCCGCCATCTTGAAACAGGTGGCGGGTATTCTATATTTTGTGGTTTTTAAAAAATTTTTTAATTTTTGCACAATATATGGTGGAAATCAATTGACAAAACAATAGGTTTGTGGTACCATATAGGTGTGATGTTGCACCTCCTCTTTGATAAGCGGTCGGGCGCTTCTTTGCTCCTTTCTTTGAGCCCCGTCCGCTATATGCAGGTAAGGGAAAGAAGTCGGTTCGACTCCGACAATCTGCACCAGAATAATGGCTCGTCTTCTCGGGGGGCGGAATCTATGAAAACCGGATTTGACACTGCGGAAGAGACGCAGAAAAGCAAATCAGTCGCCACTGTAAAAAAGAATAAGAGGTGACGGTTTT